TGGTATTGGAAATAATAAAACAACTACAATCAATTCATCCTTCCATGATAAACTTAGTGCCTCCGAATCCATATCGAATTGTTCTTTGCCACCATATAGTTTTCTCTTAGCTCTCTTTGCCATGGCTTTCTGTATGTTAAGGATTAATCAATAAATAAATACTCCATCTGGTTTATCAGGGTCAACATCTACATGAATGAATTGTTTATGTACGCCAACACGTTTAAAATATTTTAAAAAGATACTCAACATCTTATGTCTATCTTCCATGCTTGTACAACTTACATCAGCTGCAAGACATTTGATATGTGATGAAGTATCCCTGCTTCCTATTTTTCTATTATGATGTAAGCATCGTATGCCACTATTGATTCTCATACCTCTACCGAATTCCAATCGTGCTTGTTCTAGTTTTTCAACTAGGATCATATTGATAGGGCCGGTGTCACAACCACACTTACAATCAAATTCTTTTTTACTAAAGTGCTCCGTGAGCTGTCCTGCTTTAAGCATTTTCTTTTCCCCTTCCATGTTGTATAGAAAAGCATTCGGCATATTACTTTGCTTTCTTTGCTGCGAGTGCAAGAACTTTTGAAGGTGTCTTATCAATAAGCTCCATACGTTTTGAACCTTTCTTAATAACAATCTCAAATCCCTTTCCTGTTAAAAGAAACTCTTCAACTTCCCATCCCTTTTTTTCCAGTTCGTCAAATTTAGGTTTATCATACTTATCAAGGAAACCATGTTTAACAGCACCTTTGAAACTAAATGCTTCATTTAATTTCTGTCCGTCAATAGATTTGTTTTCAACACGAATCCATTTCATTTTTTCACCCTTACCTTTTTTGGCTTGAATGAATTCCATCTCATCTTTGAATATCGTAAACTCACCATGCTCTGCACTATAGGCTAGGACTTCTTTTTTGTCTAATGCTTTGAGAAGTTCACCTGCTTCTTTTTTGATATGACGATTCTTAATTTCCTTCCATTTCATATCAAACTTTTCACCTTTCTTTTCTTTCTCTTTACCGTCACCCTTATTAGGTTTCTTCTTTGCAAAACTCCCGAAACCTTCCATAAGTTCTTTATACGTTTTCATGCATCCTCTCCTTTATGATTTTTTCCATTCGGATAAAACAAATTTCCTACATGGATTAACTGATACTCTAAATGTTTCCATCAAGTTTCTATTAACAAGTAAATCACTATTGGCCTCTTCTTCAAGTGCAATAGGAATATTTACATAAGTCCTGTTATTGAATTCTACATCTACTAAAATACATGGTCGTTTTTCAATCTCTCTTCCATCTGCAACTCTAGGCTCACTCCAATCAACTATCTTATCTGCATATTTTTTTCCATTGAGTTCCCACTTTGCTATCTTACCATCAATCTTAACCTTATCCACTTTCTTCATTGAAGCTATACTTCCATTACCAGTATCAAACTTAGCAACAAATGTACCACACCCTTTTATTTTTACTTGTTCTTTATAACCACACTCTATAAAAGATGTTAGGTTTCGGTTTGAACGATAACGTAAATAATTTATAATAGTTGTAAAGATATCTTCTATTTGATTTCCCTTAATCTTTTTCTTTTTTTGTGGTACAGTTCTTATATCGTAATTGTGATAGTTTGCACCAATGCCAGGTGATGCATTACACTCCAAGACATAAATTTCTTTATCAACTAAACAATGGTCAACACCTACCAAAGATGCACCAGAAATTCTTGCAGTAGCTTTGACTACCTCTTCTTCTTCCTCTGATAAAATATAAGGTTCAGTCTCTGCTCCGAGATGTGCGTTAGAACGAAAATCATCTGGAACTTTATTTCTTCTTGTACAAGCAATAATCCGTCCGCCTAATACAAGTGTCCTGACATCGTATTCTAGTTTTATAAATTCTTGAATTAATAAATCTGCTTTATATTTTCTTAATGATTGAACAACTGAAACTAATGATTGCATACTCTCTACAATAGAAACACCAATGCCCTGAGTACCCGATAATGTTTTTACAACTACTGGAAATTTTCCCCCGATTCTTTCGTGTGCATTTTCGATTGCTTTCTCTGTAGGAATCAAAGCAGTCTTTGGAATTGGAATACTGTTTCTTGAAAATTGTATATAGGATAAAAATTTGTTATCACAAAGAATTGAAGATTTCAAATCGTTCAACATGAAACAACCAGAAGATTGAAATGCTTGCAACATGGCTTTACCTATCTCAGCATTCTCACCCATGAAGGCTGCAGCACGAGCAATAACGATTGTGTTCTCTGTATTTATTTTTAAAGATTTCCCTTTGTCGTCATGGTTCATTATAACCATCGTACTTGCTTCAAGGTCAAACTCCGCAACCCATGCTGTACCTACTACGACACGATGGGCTTCTTGACCCATCTTCTTTGCAGTATCTAAGAAACGATTAACTACACTTTCATCGTCATCAGATTTTGAACCTGTTAAAATAATTATATGGATATCATCTTGTTTTTCATTCTCAAGTGCATACCCATCATTATTTGTTAAGTTCTTATCTATGACTTTCTCTGTAATGAAATCTTTAAAATCTTCCAATTTATTTTCCTAATATAATATCTTTAAGCTCTTTTGCAGTTTGTTGTGGAGTGCGATGATGAATGGCTATGCCTCCTGCTCTTCTCCATTCGTTTACATTCTTGATATAGTCATCTATAAGAATATGAGTTTTTCCAACGAATCGTACTTTACCCCTTCTAGTCGTTACATTGATACCACTAGATATTTTAAGATTCTTTTTACACCATTTCTTTTTTCCCTTAATAACATTAGGCTGTAGTTTACATTGACTAGGACAAGCAGTTAAAATTTCTGTATTAAGTTCTTTAAGAAGTATCCAGAGTTTTTTGCCACCCTCTTGCCATCCGAGGTTAGCCCACCAATCTATGCTGCTACCTTCCAGAGTTGAAAGGAATGTGTCAATCTCATCTTGAAAAGGATGTCTTGATATATTTAGTGTCTCCATGACACCCCCTAAAAAATCTACAAGTACACCATCCATGTCACAATAAATTTTGTAAGATGGTTTTCCTTGTTCCTTTACTTCCTTGAGAAATTGTTTAAATGATATCATTCTTTTATCCTTAGTTTTTTCATAGCTGCTTCAAGAGTTCCCAAGATTGTATCAGCTTTGTAATATGTCGTTTTACGATATGCGTCATCAACTGAGAATTCATATCCAGTTGAATCCAATCTCCATTTCATATTAACATAATTACTTACCAACAATCTGGATATCAGATGTTCAATTCTTTTTTCATCACCTGATTTTTTGAATACGTTATTCTTGCGTGCCTTGGGTAAATCCAGTACTACCATTTCACCCATAAGCTCTTTATATGACTTCATTCTAAACCCCTATATAAAAATGTTATATTATATATTTATAATACTTAATATGTCTTATAAATACCAAAAAACCGAGGATTCTCCCATGAAATTGCAAACGGCTGTTGATAATTGGAAACATTTGCAAGGTTATAAGGTACAATCAGAAATTCATTGGTTCGTATGGTTGCTGGAGAATCCAAGCTCCCCTATAAGTCTGACAGGTGCTATTGATCTAGAAAACCATGACCTTATCCACATATTGTTAGATCGTGGAATGGATATCAGGGATGAGGCTATGGTGATAGGTTTCACTATGGGAAATAGCACAGGAACTAGTAGCCTAGTTAAGTGGTTGTTTGAATTTTGTGCAAGATATCTGTATCCAGATGGCTATAAATTCGATGACGCAGATATCGTGGAGTTCAATCGGGGATATGCTTACGGATATACCCGCCCAAGAAGGAATATACACCTAGAACAATTTGACCTCACTCAAAATATTTCAGATATCAGGGAAAAATGGGGAATAAATCTTATAAATATATAGACAGGAATTAGGGGTATGGCACAGAAATATGAACTAGATGTAAAATCAACTACTTCTAAATTTCCATCTAAAAGTAGAAAAGAATTTACAGCTATGTGCAAAGGTGTCAAAGATGATACATTTTTTGGAGATGCAAATTGGAATGGTAAGAACCAGTTAAATATTAAGTTGTCTCAGGAAAATCTAAATAAAATTAAATCTAATGTAACAATAGAAAAAGATAATAAATACGAACTAAGTGGTATAGTTATAAAATTTTTGTTATCTAGTAAAAAAAGAACAACTGGTTCTTCTAGTGGTGTTTCCAAAAAAATTAGTATAGATACTGCACAACAAGAAAAAATAACAGCTTTAATATTTGAACAAGTATTAAATAAAAAAACAAAAGCATGGAAAACATTTGAAAAAATGTATGATGATCCGAAATCTGGATTAAAAAAAATTCATCCTAAGCTAAAGGTTGTTAATTATAAGGATGATGATTGGTGGAGACATTTTGATTTACAATTTAATGAGATAGATCAGGAAACGAAATTACCCAGTAATCATTTTGAAATTTTTAATCGTGATGGTGGTTTTATGAATTTTATATCTAATCTTGTTACTACTAATTATAAGTTTGGCCAAAAAGATTCTTGGAATCCTGCTGATATTTGGTTAATAGATACAGATGGACAAAAATTCACAAACGTAAAGAAAAAAATAAGTGAAGCAACTACTATAGCCAAAGTTAATGATATATTAAAGAAGGCTTTTTTAGACAATACTATTGTCGGTATTTCTTTAAAGAAAAGTAGAGGAGCAACTGGAACATTACTTTATGAAAAAGTTAATTTATATAATTCTGCAAAAAATCAACAACTGCCATTAATCAAAATAAAATATTTTGAATTTGATCCATACTTTGAAAATGGAAAATTTTTATCTAGTACGTCTAATATAATTTTTGAAGATAATGCCAATAGAAAATATAAATTATCATTTAGATCAAATGCTTCGGGTGTTTCAGATATTACATATGAATTTTTTGAAATGGGTATGCCTGCGCAGATTGGAAAAGTTCCAAAAGATAGATTTAATGAAAAGTTAGAAGAATACAATTTAAAGTATCCAACAAAAAATGACCATAAAAAATTTAATAAGTCACATTGGGTAAAATCTAAAAAAGGAGCCACTAAGATATTAAATAAATATGGATGGAAAGTTGGTTCTAGGTCAAAGAATAGAGCAAAGGTGAAGAAAACTAAATTAATGACAAAGGAAGATATCAGAAAAAAAATAGATAGTATGACGCAAGATAATATTATTTCTTCATGGAATAACTTTATTCCAAATTTAGAATTATCTTGGGAGAAAGGTTTAACTACAGCTAATACTACAATAATGCAGATGTGTGATTTTATATATACATTATCTCTATTACATGATAAAATGAAACAAAAGAACTTTGAAAGATTTATGACTGATCTATTTTATTATGCACAGAAAAAAGGACAGAAGTGGAATTTTGGCCCATTCGGAAAACTATATTAAAGGAGATACATAATGGCTAAAGTAAAAGGATTGAATCCAGTAAAGAAGGAACGTGTTAAGAAAGTTACATCTATTGGAGCTTCTAAACGAAGTACACCAAAGAACAAACATAAGAGAAGATGTTGGAAACGATATAGAGGTCAAGGTAAGAACTAGCTTTATCTGACCCAACCAACAAGAAAAGTATAACATAGAAAAAACACGAATACAAGGAAGAAGTTAAGAAAAATGCCAACTAAAATTTATACAAAAGGTTTAAAGACTAATAGTCGAACATGGTCTGATTTAGATTTGGATTTCATAGCTCATCCTGTTACTAAAGATATCATAACAAAGACAGACGTTGAAGCGGTTAAACGATCTGTAAGAAATCTGATTCTTACCAATAGGTATGAGCGTCCATTCCAACCTGACTTAGATGGTGGAGTGACACGACATCTTTTTCAACTTTCTACGCCACATACAAAGTATGACGTTAAGAGTGCGATAGAAACTTGTATTGCAAACTTTGAACCTAGAGCATCTGTTATATCTGTTATAGTTGGTGGAGACTTAGACAAGAATGGTTTTGATGTAACAATAAATTTTAGAGTTGTAAATACTCCAGACCCAGTAACAATAGAATTATTTCTAGAGAGGCTTAGATAATGCCAACATCCAATAAATTAAAAATTACAGATTTAGAATTTGATACAATTAAAAGTAATCTGAAAACTTTTCTCAAATCACAAACACAATTTCAAGACTACGATTTTGAAGGTAGTGGTATGTCGGTGTTGGTTGACCTTCTAGCATACAATACACATTACATGGGTTACTATGCAAATATGCTTGGTAATGAAATGTTTTTGGATTCATCTTCCTTGAGAGAGTCAGCTGTTTCCCATGCAAAACATCTCAACGTCATGCCAACATCTAGACGAGCTGCTAAAGCATATTTGAATTTTTCTTTCACCCCATCTGGAACACCTACCTCCTTGACAATTGCAAAGAATACAAAATTCACAACAAGCATTAGTGGAGCTAGTTATACTTTTACAACAAACAAAACAACTTCCGTTCCAAGAGTATTGGTAAATAATGTTGGAACATATATTGCTAATAATGTAGAAGTTGTTGAAGGAAAAATTTTAAATAAAGCCTATACAGTAAATGGTGCAGACTCTACACAAAGATTTATTATTCCAAATGCAAATGTTGATACAACAACCATTACCGTTACCGTTCAAAAATCTTCTGTTGATTCAAGTGTTGAAACATATAAAGATGGAAACTCTTATGATGTAACAACTATCAAGGGAACTGATAAAGTTTATTTCTTGCAAGAGGTTGAAGGACAGAAATATGAAATTACTTTTGGTGATGGTGCTGTTGGTAAACAACTCTCTGATGGTAATATTATTTTCATTGAGTATATCGTAACAACTGGAACGGATGCAAACTTAGCAAATAGTTTTAAAGCTGTTGGTAGTGTTGCTGGTTTGAATTCTGGTCAATACACATTGACAACCAATGCAGCTGCAACTGGTGCTAGTGATATTCAAACGATTGAGTCTATTCAGTATCAAGCACCAAAGTTATATGCAGCACAGGGAAGGGCTTGTACTAAAGAAGATTACAAAGCAATTGTACTTGACGGAAGGCCGGACATTGAATCCATTACGGTAGTTCCTGGCGAGGATGCATCACCCGTTCAATATGGAAAAGTTTTTATTGCAGTTAAACCACAAGGCAATAATGTTTTTAGTACAGCCTCAAAGGAAGCAATCAAAACATCCATCCTAAAGAAAACAAATGTTGTTACAGTTATTCCAGAAATTATTGATCCAGTTTTCTTTTATCTAAAATTTAGTGTTGATGTTAATTATGATCCTGTTACAAACTTGACAGACGAAGAGACATTGAAAACAAATATAAATACTTCCATTCAAAGTTATCTCCAAACAAACTTGGAGAAGTTTGACCAGAAGTTTAGGTATTCACAATTAGTTCAGGCAATTGATAATACTAATAATGCTATTAGGAATAATAGAACAACTGTTAAGTATGAGCAAAGGGTTTCACCAGAAACATTGAATACCCCTTCAACCTATACATTGAATTTTAATAATGCAATAGAAAAGAATACATTGACTTCAACATCTTTTACTGGTACAGATGGAGACACTTACATACTATGGGATGATTCCTCTGGAAATGTAAAAGGTATAAAGACTGTTAGTGGTGTTGTTGTTGAACCCAAAGAGTATTTGGTTCAGCCTGACGGTGGAACGAATCAGGGAACGATTGACAATGCAACTGGTACAGTTAAGTTAAATAGTTTTAGACCTTTAGCAATCACAGATGGAACTACAGGTATATGTGTAACGGTTACACCATCAGTCAATAATAGTGACATTACACCTTTGAGAGAACAAATTTTAACTTATGATGTTACAGACACATCTACAATTTCTATTAACATGATAGCGGAAACAATAATCTAATATGGCACTAGTAACTCCAAACCAACCGATTCATCCTAGCTTTGATGAACGAATAAGTGTAAAGGTTGAAGGACAGCTCCCTCAATTTGTCAAAGAGGATCACGCCACATTTGTTGCGTTCCTTGAAGCATATTATGAATACATGGAACAACAAGGTAAGCCATATGAAATTATTGGCAACCTTGACAACTATGTAAACCTTGATAAAACTACAGAAGAATTTCTAGATTATTTTAAGCAACAATTTGGTAAAGATATTCCCGAAGCTGTTTTTGCAAATGCAAACAAACCATTTGTACTAAAACATCTCAGGGATTTTTATCGTTCCAAAGGTAGTGAGAAAGCTTTCCAATTTCTTTTCCGTTTACTTTACAAAGAAGAGATTTCTTTTTACTATCCA